GATGAATAAAAATCCTTTATGAATCAGCCATCCGTAACAAACACTTAGAAAATTACCTAGTTCGTATTTAGTATGAATACTAAACAAAGGACAAATAATATGTGTATTTAATTTTGTTATATAAGGATTGTATTTACCATATTGAAATTTTAATTCTGGATATAATTGTTTAGCATAGTTTATCATATACGAAGACGTTTCTAACCCAGTAATATTTGCGTAATTAGAAAGAAGTTGAACCATATGTCCTGTTCTACAATCTAAACATAAAACATTACTGCTTTTTCTTAAATAAGGAACGATTTGTTCGCATTCTTTAGTATGTATAGGTAAAGTATCGTATAAATCATCGTATATTTTCGCATAAAATCTGTCTAAAATATCGTGGTCTATTTTTATCAAAGAACTCTCTTCTAATACAGTGAACCCTTCTTGTCTCGAAAACATAAAATACAAATACAATAATATCAATAAGATTAATAGTTTCATCATAATCATTTGTTATATTATTTTATTTTTTTTTTAGTTTCAATATAAGAATGGAAAAATGTAAAATAATAGACAATCGTAAATCGTTTTCTCGTTTATCATTTTCAAATCATAAAAAATCGAACGTTATACAAGAACTTACCGAATCTTTATATTATAAAAAAAGAGACGATGCTTTACATTGGACGGCTGAAATGATATGTAGTGGATATTTGGCGGATTTATGGAAAATTTATATTATGTTTTATTGTAAATATATACATATTCATAATATAAAAATACCCATATATTTATGTAAAAAATTAGAAGAATTCAAAGGTATTTCGACTAAAACTGATTTTAAAAACGACGATACCACAAGAAATATTTTTTTTACAATTACACTTATTTTTTGCGAGACAAAAAATGAACACTCTTTGCTTTCTATGCCTTTTTCATTTAATTTAGAAAAAATGTACGACCATTTGAATGCGGATAATGTAGAATATATAAAACCATTTTTTAAGCAACAAGACCCAAAAGAGTTTTATATACCCCTAAATGAGTTGGTCTATCATATAGACAATACAAAAGATAAAACCAGCATTATTTATTGGTTAGATTGGTTGATAGACTATGATGTATATTTGACAAAAAAAAAGAAGAATGTTTACATAGTACCGCGTGGGAATATGTTGTTCAAAGATGATAAAAAAAATAGAAATATTATATGGTTATTATGGGATATTTTATTAAAAAAATCTAACCACTGTAAAGATATTATACAACAATGTATACAATGTTTATATGTGTTATTTCAACATAAATATTCGGTGACTTCTAATAAAACATACAAAGGTATATTATATGTAGTAGTTCATTTGATATATTCACAGGACATCAATATGAATATAAAATTAATAGAAAACACAGGACTGTTTAAACATTTATACGATAATACCCAAATTATTTTTAGTGAAATAAAAGTAAAAGAAGTTTGGATAGAAGAGACAAAAACTGAAAAACAAAAATTATACGATTCGTTATACGCCTGTTGAACCAAACCCACCTGACCCTCTCGAAGTGTTGACACCTAAATCCGTTTTTTTATCGACCAATTCTACCACAATGGGTAAAACATCAGGAGAGACAATTTGTAAAAATCGCTCGTGTTTATTTACTTGTATAGGTGTTGAAGAATATATAACGTCAAACATACCTATTAGACATCCTCTATAACCAGAGTCAATGATGCCTACATTATTTGCCAATCTTAATTTTGTTTTAGAAATACTTGACCTAGGATACATATAAAACCCACTATTGTATTGTTTTGTATTGTAAGCATTTAGGACATTTTTATCCGAAGATATTTTTTTAATTATTTTAGCGCTACACATCACTTTAAAATCCATTTTATTCACTTTGTCTGACATGATAATTTGGTCTTCTGGATTCCATAAGTCAAACCCTGCGTCGATATGTTGTATATCATTGGACATATTTAAATGATGTTTATCAATAGACTCCATATATTTATCTTTTAATTCTTGGTCTTCCACATAAAGTTTCAAATACATAAATTGACCATAATAATTCAATAAATCATTTTGTAAATTTGTAAACATACTATTCATACAATCGTTATTTATTTAAATCTGTTTAAAATATATTAATGGCATTAAGTGAAAAATATAACGAAATGTATGGCGACGGAGAGAACTTTTCTGAAAATGTAAATAAAAATATCTTTAGAAACGCGACCAATAATTATACAAATGATGATTTTAATAATGATAATGCTATGAATCGAAGTTTAAATAATGATATGAATCGAAGTTTAAATAATGCTATGAATCGAAGTTTAAATAATGATAATGCTATGAATCGAAGTTCAAATAATACTTCAACAAACAATACTTTATGGTATATATTTTTATTTATAATACTAGGCAGTATATTATTTGCTTTATTTTACTTCAGAGACAATATTATACAAATGTATAGAGATGTCATAAAACCAAAACCCAACGTAAATAACGAACTGAGACAATTGAACAAAAGTATAAAAGAAGAAAAAGAAAAACGCGAAGAAAAGGAAAAAGAACGGGAATTAAAAAGCAAAAAAGAAAAAGGAGGTGTAAATCAATTGTTGAATAAAATAAATTATAACAGTAACCAAATTGCTAAAGAAGATGGTTATTGTTATATTGGATATGATAGAGGAATGAGAAACTGTAGCGAAATACACCAAGGAGAAACATGTATGAGTGGCGATATATTTCCTTCTTTAGAAATTTGTATGTTTCCTAATTTAAGAGAATAATTATAAACTGGTTTCAAACGGGATGTTTTGGTCGTAAACAATATCACTACAATGACCCTTCTGTGTTTGACAAGATTCTATATTTTGTGTGTCTCTTATCATTTTTAATGTTGCTTGACTGAATCTACTTTTAGACGTAACTGAATTTTTGTATGTATTTTTTTCACTCAATGGTAATTGATTATTTTTATATTGTAGTATTTCTGCTTTACGACGCATTTGTCTCGTTTTATAATCATATTGTTCAAATGAAATATTTCTTCCGTTGGTTCTTCCAACTCTAGTACGAAAATATATATCATCATAAATGTTTACACCTTCGCGATTTTTATATTCTCGTAAATTTGCCAAGGCTATAAACTCTGGATTACCTTCACGAAATTCAAGCTCTATATTATCCGATATATCTGCTAAAATAAGAGAAGAAATATCTTCTATATATTTTGTTCTGGATATAGTTACAAGGCTCATACAATAAAGAATTAAAATAATTCTTTTCGAATATCTTCTAATGAAGCATTTACACCTAATACAGCATCTTGGTCATTTGGCGCATGAATACTTACAAGTTCACCTTTTTCGTTGATGCTTTGGGTTAATTTGTTATTGGTTTCTTTTGCCTTTTTCATATTTTCTTCAATCGCATTTATTTTCGATTCTTTTACTCTTGCTTCAAAATTTTGTTTTGCTTTATCTTCATTAATCTTTTTCTCGTGCATTAAATCATTTAATTCTTTCTCTAAATATTGAACATTTCCAGTTTTGTACGCTTCTGGATGATAAGGCAACCAAATTCCTACTGGTCCTACGTATACATCGTGGTTCGGGTCTGTTTCTCTTAACATTTTACTACGTTGTTCTGCTTCTTCTTGGGTAGAAAATACGCCACGCACTTTTAGTCCTCGGACACTGGTTTGAAAAGCGTTTTCTTTTAAAAATTCCTTTTCAAGAACATCTTCTTGTTTATCTATAAAATTCTTATAATCATCACTCACGTCCACTTTTAGTTTATCTTTGAATGTATCTACAAAAGAGTCATATTCTTTATTTAATTCTTCAATGGGAATATTATATTTATAAGAGACAAAATTAATAAATTCAATGAATTTACTCATTGATTTTACGATATCGTATTGTTGAACAAAACGTTCAAAATAAAATAATTCTTTTTTCTTGATCAAGTGTTCTGGAGAAACAAATGATAAGCATACAAACTTCTGTTCAGCAATGGGTCTATCTTCATCTAATAAATCAACATTCATTATTATAGAATAAATAAATCCTTTATATATTTTTTATGGTTATATTATTTTTATATTTATAAAATATAATGTTGAACTTTAGAGAATTGTTAAAACGCGTCATTAAATATTTAGTAGAAGGTTTGATGGTATCTATTGCCGCGTACGCCATTCCAAAACAAAGTTTGAAATTGGATGAAATAGTTCTTATTGCTTTAGTTGCCGCAGCAACATTTAGTGTATTGGACACGTATTTACCAACTATGGGAACGAACGCGCGAACTGGTGCCGGCTTTGGTATTGGTGCGAATCTGGTCGGTTTCCCAGGCGGGCTATAAAGTAGATATAAATTCCCAATCTAGTTCCCGACATATGTTTTTCCATATTTCGTCTTGTTCTACCTTTTTTTGTTCTTTTAACATTGGGAAATGTTTAAGATAACTTGTTTCGCCTAATAATTCACATAATTTATAAAGTGTATAATAATAATTTAAAAAATTTACTCTATCATTAGGACAATATTTCGAATATGGTATTTGAATATCCATAAATAAATTACATAACGTTTCTTCTAATTTGGGGCTCATTACAGGTGGTTTTATACCAAGCCGGTCTTTAATAAAAGGTATATGTTCATAATATTTATTGTATCCCAATTTTTTTAAGATTTCTTTTGTTTTCTTATTGGTCAATTCGCTCAATTCTATACGTTCTTTTTTGACTTGATTTTCTATTTGTGAAATGATTTCATGTGGTATATCGGTAGACTCTTTTGCTTGAAATTGAGACAAAATTTCTCTAAAATGATTGATCCTTTTATAAGCATAAAAAGAAATTTCTTTAGGAGGGTCTCTATAAGACGGCTTGTCATTTTCTACAAAAAATGTTTCGTTGTTGAAACAATTATTACACAATAAAATACCCTCTGAAATAATTTTTATCATTTCTCCTTTTGAACACTTGCTACAAACACTATTGTCAAACATAAAGTCGCTTATGTTCATACTACTAAAATTATTTTTTTTAATATAATTTTGGATACTTTTATTTAAAATATTGATACTATCATCTTCTTGTTGATTAAAAAAACGTTGTATCATTTTTTTAGGGTTCTGGTTTATTTCAATCTTTTGTTTACATTCGAAATAATTGAATAAATCATTCGAGTTATTTAGTAAATAATCATTTTTCTTTTTCTTTAAGCGATATAATCTTTGTTGTTCGTCTTTTTGTAATTCACTATTTTCTTGTTTATTATTTAATATTTTATATTCAGCTTGATTGATGTCATTTAAATAATTGGTGTATAAATTATCAATGGTAAGTTCTTTCATCATTATATTATACAATTAGTAGGTCTTTAATCGTTTAATTTGTTTATATATTTTTCGGTATTTAAATAGTTTAATTTTTATATTAACAATATAATCATATATTATTATGGATCGTATGATGAAAAAAAAGTTCATATTAAACGCCATTATGAATGGTTGGAAAGTAAAAAAAAGAAATGATAATTGTTATGTATTTAAAAAAAACAAGAAATACGTGTATAATTATAATAGTCCTTTGTTATTGAAACAATTTATACAGAAAAATTTAATTAATTAGAATTTTATTTTTTTTTTCTTTTGTTAGATTATAGAATGGGTGGTGGACTTATGCAATTAGTAGCTTATGGCGCACAAGATGTATATCTTACGGGTAACCCCCAAATTACTTTCTGGAAAGTGACTTATCGTAGACACAGCAATTTTGCTATGGAGTCTATTGAGCAAACCTTCAATGGTCAAGCCGATTTCGGTCGCCGGGTAAATTGTACTATTTCGAGAAATGGCGACCTTGCTTACCGCACTTACTTACAAGTAACTTTGCCAGAAATTAATCAAAGTCTAGCTGTGGGCGATGTGTATGCTCGTTGGTTGGATTTCCCTGGTCACCAGTTGATTGAGCAAGTCGAAGTCGAAATTGGCGGTCAGCGTATTGACAAACACTATGGCGACTGGATGCAAATTTGGTGCCAATTGACCCTCGACAAGAACCAAGAAGCCGGATACAACAAGATGGTTGGCCAAACTACCCAATTGACCTTCATGACGGATCCATCGTTCGCGGACGTGGATGGCCCGTGTGATTCCAACGCGCCAAGACAAGTGTGTGCCCCTCGTAATGCTTTGCCAGAAACGACCCTATACGTCCCTCTTCAATTCTGGTTCTGTACCAACCCTGGTCTTGCTCTCCCCCTTATTGCTCTACAATACCACGAAGTCAAAATTAACCTTGATTTGCGCGCGATTGATGAGTGCTTGTGGGCTGTAAGCTCTTTGTCCCCAAGTTCGTCTGCGGATGTAAAAGTAACCGCGGCATATGCTCAGTCGTTGGTTGCCGCGTCTCTTTACGTGGACTACATTTACCTTGACACCGATGAACGCCGACGCATGGCGCAAAACCCTTCGGAATACCTCATTGAACAGCTCCAGTTCACTGGGTCGGAGTCCGTTGGTTCGTCGTCCAACAAAATCCGTCTCAACTTCAATCACCCTTGTAAGGAGCTTGTTTGGGTTGTACAACCAGATTGTAATGTAGATTATTGTGCCGGTACCCAAGGCGATACTACATTGTTCAAGGCTCTTGGTGCTCAGCCGTTCAATTACACAGATGCGGTTGATGCTCTACCTAACTCCATTAAGGCGTTCGGTTCTGATGCAGCGGTCGACGGACAAAACGCATTCATTAGCGGTGGATTGCTCCAACAAGCCGAAGCCCCACAAACCAGCGATGCTG